GTTCCCGAAAAAGACGCAGTTCCAAACTCCACTTTTCGGTCACCGCCTTTAAACGAACGGTTATGTAATGCTTCAATAATGAAGCCTTCGCCAATTCGTGCCATTTTATATTACCTCTTTTTTTTAGTTGTTCATTCATTTATTAGATTAAGACGGATTGTACAGGAAGTGATGAGCTTCACTGTAAGTTCTGAACAACCCTAATCGACCAAACAAAATCCATTTTGTTTTGTTAAATTTTTCATCTTTCGGAGTTGCGTCTTTATCAAGCTGAATATCACGGTTACGCAAATACATATAAGTTAGATAATCCATATCTAACAGAAATGCTGCGTTGCTGTAACCAGTTCCATAAAACGCTTCTTCACGGAAGAAATGAATTGTTCCACCGGAGAAATTCATTGTTTTGATTTGGATACCATAGAATTGGGACAGCTTTTGGTCCATGCGAAGTTCACGACCATTTGCTTCAAACATATTTTCAACTGCTGTCATAAAGTGCGGTCCAGCGGCACAGAACTTAACTTTACGCTCATTGCCTTTTACGCACCAGTTTGTAGCAGTTTGCTGGTTCCAATATTGAATAGTCATGTTTCCAGCAAGACTATGTTTGTTTGCGGTTGGAATAACTTCATAAATGCCACCTGTGTAATGTTTCAGGTTGCCATCATTAGAAGTTTTCTTATTGCGCTGTCCAAGATAGAATGTCCAGTTAATATTGCGCATCAACATGTTGCGCTTGCGAACAGCTTCGGCATCCAAGCTAAAGAATTGTTTAGCATAGAATTCGCTGTTCTCAACATCTTTGGATTGACCAACAACCTTATCAAACAATTGCAGATAGTTGTAGGTATAGTTGGGTTCTTTTGTGCGAGGTTGCGAAGAACCAGCGTTTTCTGCAAGAGCGTTACCGCCCCAGATAAGATTGTAGTCAGAACCAGTTGCAATATTAATTGCAGAGCCACCAAGATGTGCACGCTCTACAGTAATATTCGTATAACCTGCTCCGCCTGAATCAACTGCACCAACCGATTTTACAACAGTTGTTTCTTGTGAAGGCGCAGATGTAATATTGGCTTGCAATACATACAGAATATCACCTTCTTGCAACATCTGTGCATCTGCATTCGGAACACTGAAAGTAGTTCCGGTTCCAGGGTTATTGTTAATACTAATTACGTCATTTTCTTCCGTGAATTCAAAAATACGTGGTTCCAGTTCGGTTACTGCCATTTTGGTTAAGTTCTTTGAAAAGATATTAACCAGTTTAGCTGCAATACGAGATTTTTGAATGACCTTGTCAGAAAGGTCATACTTGCGTCGCTGGGTAAAAATACCAGCATAGCCTTTAAAACCTTGGCTTACGCCATCAGCGTCTGTGGTATATGCCATTTTTATTACTCCCTATTTTTTCTTTTTGTTAATATACTACACCATCATCGGTGTCCCAATCTCTGAAAGAGTTTTTGTATTCTTCTTCTTGCTCTTTCGAGACACCGTATGTTTTTAATGAAGAATCAGAATCAAAGTCATTGCCAGCACCGATATTGCCTTCAACGAAGTTTTTGTTTCTATTTCTCTTTATTTTTGCCAAGCGTTTAGGCTCAAGTCCTTTGCTTCTTGCCCATACTGCAAAAGATGCTTTGAGCGTTTGTAATGGCAAACTTTGGAAATCGCTAACAAACTCGTTGAAATCTTCTTCATCGATGCCAAATTCTTTTTCTGCAAATTTCTTTAATTCCTTAAATTTTGCTTCCAATTTTTGTTTGACGGTTTGAATATCAGTCCCGCCAATTTGTTTTTGCTGTCTAATTTTTTCAATAAATTCTTGCTTCTCTCTTAACGTATTACTTTTCCACTGCTCCCATTGTTCCCGTGCTTTCCATGACGGAGAACCAGGAACAGACATTGATTCTTCTACATCAAAATATTCACCTTCAGCCATAAAATCCTGTGGCGTTTTTTCTTCGGAGAATATTTTGATATTGTCAGGAATTTTTCCTTGTGCAAGGTTCTCTATAATATCTAATACTGCTGGATTTTTTAAGTAATCGTTATAAGCAGATTTCAATTCTTTTAATGCCGCAATAGCTTGATTTTGGTCTAAATCATCAAATCCAAGTTCTTTTACAGCCTTCTCTGCAAAAGAATATTTAGACAACTTTTGTTGTAGTTCTCTATAAGAACGTGCTAATTGCTCTACACGTTGCTCAAGATTTCCTTTAAACGGAGAAAGTGTTTTCTTTGTCTTTTTAGACAGCTTTAGTTTGCCGAGTTCGGAGTCTTCTTCATCTTCTCCGTCTTCTTCGTCTTCCTCTGTTTCTTCCTCGTCTGTTTCTTCTTCATCTTCAGGTTCTTCTAAATCTTCTTCATCGTCTTCTTCATCGTCTTCTTTTAATTCGTCTTCGTCAAATTCGTCATCAAATTCTTTATCCAAATCAACTTCCTGTTTTTTGGATTTAGATTTCTTTTTCTCTACTTTTTCTTCATCTATTTTTTCTTCATATCCAGCAAGAATCTCATTATCATCATCTTCGTCAAATATCATCGCCATTAATTCTTCGTTTTCGTATTTTTTGTTATCTTGGTCATCTACGGAAGACGGTGCAAGTTTTTTCTTATCTACTTTGGGTTGTTCCATTTGTGGCTCCCTTTTGTTGTTTTACTTTTAGTATGTTTTGATAAATTGTTTTTAAAGAGTTTAATTCTGTTTTGAATTTATTTACTTGCTTTTCTAATTCTGCTGCATATTCTGAACGAACAGCTTTGCGGTCTGCTGTAAATACTTGGTCTTGTAGTGCTTCGTTTTCTTTCTGTAATTGTTCTACCGTTTGCTGCATTGCTTGCATTTGCTGCATTAATTGAGGCAATATTTGCAACCTTGCTTCCATTTCGTCTATCGTATCTGGGTCTAATTCAAGAGCTTTTGACAATTCCAAGAACAATATATCTAAAACTTCAGGTGACGCATAAGGCATTACAGCAGTGATTTTCTCTGCCATCTCTGCGCCTTGCGAAGGCGACATTGATTTAATACTAATATGAACATCAGTTTCAATATCTTCTAACGTTACAATTTCTTCTTCACCTGTTTCTTCATTAAATTGCGGTACATTAATAGCAACAGCCGTTGGTCTTTTTCTTTCGTCAAGGAATTTTAACAGCATAGGTTCTTTATAAAAGAATTTAGAAAGTTTTAAGTTTACAGAACCGGCTTTCTCAAGACTTGCTTGGAAATTTCTAAAAATCATACTTCCATGCTGTAGACCTTGCTGTATTAATAACTGTGCTTCTTTTGCGTTTCCTTTTGACATTTCGGGTGTAAACATATTACCCATACTTGAACGCATGGATTGAATCATAAATTGCATGATATTAAACAATCCATTATTTGAAGCGCCACCTTGTTTAAATACAGGTGTTCCATATTCCATATCTACTTCTAAAGTAAATCCAGGTAACAATGCTTTCTTTTCAAATTCAGCAATGTTATCTACACTGTTTTTAGGAATAAATACACCTGGATTTGAATTCCATTGCTCATTTTGCAATGCAACACGGAGCATCTTATCTATGTATTTTTGATATTTTTCAAGAAAATATGCTTCACCTAATCCGTATGGGTTTCCTGTCCATTCGTCTATGAACGGCGTAATTAAGAAATCACTAAAAGGAAATCTTGTAACGTCTACAATAATACCGTCATCGTCACCAGAACCGTAAATACAGTCATACTTTGTTAGTGTCGGTATTGTAATTTTATTTACAGAAATTCCAAGATATGTAGGAATATCAGGGTTCTCGTTCATTCTAAAACGTTCCCCTGTTACCATATCTTCAAGCTCATAAACATCTTGCTCTTCAAGCTGGTAATGTGAAATTATTCTTACTCTTGTAATTTCTGTTGGGTCTGGAAATTGTCCAAGAGTGAGAGTACCTTCACGGAATAGTGTGTCATAATTATGTGGCTCTGCAGATAATTTTATTATATCTTGTGCTCTGTCGGGAAACATTCTAATTGCAGTTTGCTGTGTTACTGTATAAGCAACTTGCTGAAAAGACATGTCCTCGTATAACGGGTCTTGTGAACGCCAATCTGGATAGAAATACTCGAAGGGAATGGATTTAATCTTAACAGCACCTTCGCCATTATTATACTGATAATCTATGTAGTTTGAGAATAACCCTATTCCTGCAACTACGCCACGTTTAATAATATCGGAAACTTGTAGGTAGGCTTTAGATGCTCTCCAGTTGTGACCGAGAACAGCGTTAGAAAGTTTAGACTTTCGTAACGCTGAATCTCTTGCAGCATAAGCTTGCCACTGCGGTTGCGAGGAAGTTAGAAATGCCTGTAAATCTTTTAGCAGAATCCTTAAAAAGTTAACCGAAACATCTGATTGACCACGACTCTGTATTAATCTCTTTTCGTGTTCTGTCAATACAGAATCATAGTATAGTTTCATAGATGCTTGATATTGCTGCGTGTATATTTCTTTTGCAATACTTGCGTGATAGTGCAAGTCCCATATTCGTCGCAATATCTGTTTTTCTTTTTCTCTGCTAAAAGGTCTTGGCATCTTTATTACTCTTCATTTTTTTCAATTACAATCGGCTCTTTAGTAACAAGTCTCAAGATTGCTTGAACAACCGACAGCGCAATTGCAACCCAAGTTGCGTCTGGAGACACCTCTAACCCAAATCCAGCAAATAGATTTCCAAGTGCTGCCAAAAATACCAGAAACGAAACCCAAAGGGTTTTGCTCGTATACCACGGTTTACCGTTCATAATAATTACCTCTTTAGTTTATATTAAACATAATACCAAATATCGCTCTCGTCAAGTCCAAATTCTTCTAATTCTTCTATTAGAGAATGACGGCTGCGAACGATACTATTTTCAGGATTTACTTTGTCAAAATCTATTTCAGGTGGAAATCTTAAGTTTGACATTGCATAAGTCAATCCATCTGCTTCGTCGTCTGTATCGTTATAACCTAAACGCCTTAACTCGTTAAACAAATTCTTAAATTCTTCTTCTTGACCACAGAACACAACACGCTCGTCTCTAATATACGGAGACAGTGTTGAGTATATTACTTCTTCTTTTGCTTGTGAGCGTGGTTGTTGATAGACTTTAGGCATCTTATAAATCTTTCTGCCATGTTCGTCTTTTACTGTGTCGCAAAGATATTGCATAACTCTTTTAAACCACTTCTGAAAATGCTGTCCGTCAAATGTGCAATTATCGAAATTATACTCATTGTGCCATTTTAATATATATTCTGCAAGAATGACAGGATTAGGTTCTTTAATTCTCAAAGACGGAAATACATAGACATTTCTAAACGGGTCTGTAAATACTTTAAAGAATACAGTAAAATCTGAATGCAAATTCTTTGATTCTGCAAGGTCTCCACCTGCAAAAGAATAAACGTTTATGTATTTTCTGCCATTAGGAAATATATAATCTCCATAAGATTTTAATATTTTTTCGCCCCTAAACATTTCAAATCTAATATCAGGTTCTACATGAAATTCATTAAATACAACGAATCTGTTCGATTTTGGTTTATTAAAAAATTCCTGCCAAAATGAAAGTTCTTTGTGTAAAGACAAGTATTCATCAAGTTTTTGACAAAAGAATTCATAAGTGTATCTACCTTGCCATATCGGAACTTCAGGTGTTGGGTCTCCAGCTTTATATAATTTACCGTCTAATGCTCTTGTATCTTTTGAGAAATATTCTTGTTTAGGGTTAAACTTGTATTCATCTGGAAAATAATCAGGCAACATTTCATTGAACTTTAATATGTTCTCTATCGTATCTGTTGCTCTCGTAAATGGACAGAAAAACCAACCAGATGCTTTACGGAGTTTTAATAAAAAGCTTCCGTAATGACAGATTGTACCAATAACAACAAATTGGCAACCAACGGCACCTGCAGGAAACAATTCTTCTACGATAATATCAGACAACCTTTCACGGAGTTCAAGTGTATTTGTGTTCTTTCTATCTTCAATATCGTCCAAAATAATTAAATCAGGCCGGTCGTCAATGTTGAGCAAGCCTCTGTTCGATGAACTAATAGACGTTGCCACAATTCGTATACCCCAACACTCAATCATTACTTCTTTGAAATTCCAGATTTTGGATTTTTGTTTTGTGTTTGGGTCTACATATTCCGAATAGGAATCTGCATCGACGACCGAACCTGCTGCTTGGAGGTCACCGTAATACTGTCTAACTTTTTTCGATGTAAGATAATATTTAATACGGGTAAGGAATTTAACTGCTTGAGTTCCTGTGCTGGAAACGATGAGAATAAATCTTTTTCTTCTTGTTAAGATGCAATACATTACGTAAAGAAACGTAACGTATGTTGATTTTCCGTGCAATCGTGGAAGGTTTATTAATACTTTGTCGTATTGAGAAAGTGCCCATAATATAAACCTTGCATGTGGCGCAATTCCAATTTTAGGATTAACAGCTTTTGGAAAGAACAGATTAGATAAAATATCTGCTGCTTTTCCCCATATAGGGTTAGTCTTTACTTCTAATCGGATTTTTTGTTTAAGTTTATTGTCCATCTTCAGAATCTTCCGGTTCTTTTAATATCGATTGTAATTCTTTAAAGTCTTCTAAATCTTCTGAAGGTGCTACAATATTTGAATTTGGCAGCATAAACTGAACACCTGCTTCCAATTTATTTTTTGGGTCTGTAAAATCATCAACAGGAACTTCATTCATTCTTGCAATAATTTTTACAACCTCTAATCTTCTATCAGGTGCTTTTTCCCAATCCGACTCACCCATTTCTTTCAATTGTGAAACAACCCAATTTATGTCTAAATTGTTATTACCTAATGCTTTCTTTAATGCTAATATTCATTTCAGCAGATATTTTCTTTACTTCTGTCATTTGTTCTGTCGAAGCATATTCGTAATTATATATACTTCCACGGTTTTTAGATTTCATCTTTATTTTTTCCTTGAT